GACCCGCTTCCGCCCGTGCGAAGCGCCAACGTCGGACGCTCGGACAGTCGCCCATTCCGCATCGAACCGGAGAGCGGCCAAGTCTCCGAGTAGTCGTCCGAGCCCCCCTCGAGTAACGAGCGGCGGCACGTTTTCCAAGAACACGACAGCCGGTCGAACGTCGCGAATGATTCGCGCAATGTCGGGCCAGATCCATCGCTCGTCGTCAACGCCGTCGCCGCGTCCGGCGACACTCCACGGTTGACAGGGAAATCCGGCAGACACGCAATCCACGCGCCCGCGCCATCGTCGGCCATCGAAGGTGCGAGCGTCGTCCCAGATAGGAGCCGGAGCCAAGACGCCTTGCGCCATGCGCGATACCAGAATCGCGGCGGCATAGGCTTCCCTCTCCACGTAACAGACGGCGCGATAGGCGGGGATGACAAGGTGAAGTCCGAGTTCAAGCCCGCCGACTCCGGCACAAACAGCCAACCCATTCATCACCGGGTCAGCACATTCGGGAGCGGGATGAATCGCGAGATGAGGTAGAGCACGACCACGATCAGCGCGACGACTTGAATCGTTGTCGCCCACAGCGGCGGCATCGGCACCTTAGTCGTCAAGAGCCACACGAGAAACCCGATCAGCACGACGACGACGATCAGAAGAATCAGGTCCATTGCCTTGCTCCCCTGCTACTGAACACCGGGCACGGCGGGCATCGCTGGCCCTGCCCCTGGCCGATTGCCGGTCAGGTCGGCAGTGTGTTTGTTGACGGGCTCGCCCGGAGCGCCCGCGTTGACCGTTTCCGGTTCGGCGGGCGTTTGGGCTTCCAGCGGCACCATGAGTCCTTGCGTCTCGAGGATGGCTTTGACGTTCGCGTATTGCGGCGCGAGCGGGTCGAGATCCTCGCCCTTGATCGCGATGCTGACCTTCGGTTTTTCCGGTTCCGGTTGCGGTTGCTGATCGTCCGGAATGGTGAGCTTGTTCGGGTCTTCGTTCCATTTCGTGATCACGCGCTTGTAAAGCTCCGTCCGGTTCGCGCCCGGATAGTTCATCAACAAATTGAACAGCTTCAGGTATTCGCTGCGTTCTTCGGCGGCGTTGTTTCGCACCGATGAATCGGGCTTCAGGTCGAACGCGTAGCGCCCTTGAATCGAGTTCTTGTCCCACTCGACAAAATCGGTGACGCCTTGCTCGTCGGTGAACTTGATCAGTTCCCGGCGCTCGGCGAACAGTTGAATCAGGCTGCCGAGCTTCTCGACGCCGGCGAGCCAGGAATTGAGCAAGCGGTTCCGTTGCTTCGCCTGCTGCGTCTCGGATGACTTCGCGATGATCGATGCTTCGGTCGCCGTGCCGACGTTCTCGGTTTGCAGGGCTTGCTGATTCGCGCCCGACGCGGCGAGCCGATCCACGTCCTGCTGCGCGATGGAGTCGAACGTGAAATTCTCGACCGGATACGGGGCGCGGGCGACCTCTTCGATGATTTCGTGCGCGGGTCCGTCCGTCAGAATGATCGACTGGATTTTCCCGGTCTCGAGCCGCTTGATGTCCTCTGCCGAGATGCGCGTCTTATCGACGGCGCGAAGCGGCAAGCTGCGCTTGCGTTGCTGCACCATCAGCGAGCGCCCCATCGACTTTTCATCGGCGACGTCGCGGAGCACGCGGCAGTCCGAGTATGGCGAGTAGACGTCGGGCTTGATGCGCGTGGTCAGAATGTGGACCGGGTAGCCCTTCATGCCCGCGATGAACTCGCCGTGCTCATCGAACCGCTGATACGGACTGTCGCGATGCACGAGCACGCGGGTTTCCATGCGATGGCCCGCCCGCCCTTCCGCCGGCAGAATGATCAACTGCCGGATCTTCTCGGGGTTGACCTCGGTCTCGTCGTAGAGATACGCCTTGTAGAAAATCTCGTAGGCACTCCCGATCTTGTCGAGCGCCTCACGGTCCTTCGATGAGAGCAAGGACAGTTCCGAGTCGATGCCGCCGCCCGATCCGAAGACCGACCGGGCTTCGCGCTCGCCTTCGCCGATATTGAACCGCCACGCGATCCACGGCGCTTCGTCGCAACGGTGCATGGCGGTGAAGCCCGCCGGCACGCGCAAGTCGGCGGGCGAAAACCGCCGCCAGTAGTAGTCATCCCAAATGACGGTCGGCGTCGGCTCGGTCTCGGGTTGCCCGTCCGGTCCGGTCGCCGGGATCATTTGCGGCGTGGGCGTCGGTTGCGCGGCGGGATCGTTCGGGTCCGCCGGGGCTTCGGTCATCAGGCCCGATGGATCGGGCACCATCCGCCCGGTCGGCATGAGTTTGGTTTTCTTGATGCACTCGTAACCGATTTTCGTGGCGCTGTAGCCCGACGACACGAGATTGTCGTGCAGGATTTCATCGAGCAAGGTTTCGGCGTCGATGAAGTCGCGACTCATCCGTTCGTTGAGCACGGCTTGATAGACCAGGGCGGCACGCTCGGTCTCGACCTTGCCCTTCGGCGCGACTTGCACGAACGGGGTTTGAAAAACGAGTTGGGGTTTCTTCTGTTCGACCGTGTAGTAGCCGACGTTGACGTTGACCGTATCTTCCTTTTCGACGCCCTCGAGCGAGGGGCGCTCGCCGTCGTAGCGAGCCAGATCCTTTTTCCAGTCCTTGACGAATTCTTTTAGGCGATCTTCTGAGGCTTCGATTTCATCGAGAAAGTATTGCGCGGAGCCGAGTTCGCCGTCTTTTGGAAGCGGAAGATTCTCGGGTTGAGACGGCAACTGTGGACTCGCCATGCGGGGCTACCCTCGGAATCCCGCCGGTCCACAACGGCGACACTCCAACCACGAATGACGGGCTGGCGGTCGGACGCGGGGAACGTCCGAACGTCAGCGTCGGAAATTATACGCCCGGTGGCGTCGGCGGCGGCCCGGATTGCACGTCGGCCTGCGGCGTCGGGATCGGTTCGCGGCCTTCCGCCGCGTAGATCAGGGCGACCGTCGCGTCGTCGGCCTGCACGAGCACGCCGCCCGGTGTCAGCTTGACGACTTCCACGGGAAAGCCGAAATAGTGAATGACACGACCGGGCTTGATCTTGAATGCAATCATCGTCGTTACCCTCGGATGAGACTCGTCGGATCGGGCCGATACCCTTTCGGCAACTGCGAGCGGATTTCGTTGACCCAGTGTCCGATGGCGTCGGGCGGGAGTTCCCGCTTCGCCGCTGGCGTCGGCAATGGTCGGCTCATCGCGTAGACCATCACGCCGAGAATCGGATTGTATTGTGGGAGCTTCCGGATGTCATCGGGGTTGCTGTCGTCTTCCATGACCGCCGGAAAGATCCGCGAGACGATCTTGCAGGACTCGTGAATGAGCAACGCCGGCGACGAGACGTCGGTCTCGGTCTCACCCTCGAGCACTTTCCACGTTCGCACGGCGAGCAACGAATGAATGCGGGCCAGTCCGTTGACCCGATCATCGGAGCCCCGGCGCATCGAGACGCCGCCGCGTGTGAACGTCTCAGAGACCGTATAGCCGAAGCGCGTTTTTTCTTCCGGCCACAAGGCGGGGTTGGCGACAATCACGCAATTCGTGATGTCGTGGTCGCGGTAGAACGTGGCGATCTGTTCCGCGGCGTCTTCCGGCGTCGTGTGCTGCCAGGTGAACTCGTGCCGGAGCAAGATCCGCCCGTCGCGGAGTGACGCGAACAGTCCGAGCCATGACCGCTTGCTCGATGTCCAATACATCCCGCCGCCCCACCGAATCGGCGTCTTCGTCACGCGTCATCTCCCGTTTGCCAGCGGGCGAACTTCTCGAGTTCGGCGGTGTCAATCGTCGTCGTCTCGTCGGCCATCGCGTTGAACAGATCGAGAAGCGACTCGGCGTCGATGACCCGCTCGCCGTTGTCGAGCACCGCCGCCCGGATCGTGATGCCGCACAACCGGAACGTCCCGGTCCACACGGCTTTGCGAATCTGTTTTTTTGCCATCAGTCCGGCTCGATGTTTGTGACGTGAACGCCCGGATGGAAGTCAGGGAAAAACTGCCCCTCGAAAACATCGCGGCGATTCTCTGCCAGTTGCGCGTAGAACGTGCTCCGAAGCCCGCCAAGCGTTTTTTCCCGGTATCCCGGCTCAAGGTAAGGGTTGTCTTCGACGTCGCCTTCCATCGCCGCGTATTCGTCCGCCTGATAGTGCGGATACTCGACCGGATCGGGGTTGCGGTTGATGTAATGGTCGTCCAGGTATTGGCCCGACTGCCCGCCGGCGTTCGCCAAGAGCACGCAGCGTCCCCGGCGCTCGCCGAGCCATGCCGTCATCGCTTCCGCCCCGGTCGGGGAGCACCGATCCCGTGACGCGATGACCTCAAGAGCTTCCGGAATGAACTCTTCGGCCTGTTCAAACACGATGATGTCGAATTCCGGGCCTTTCCATTGCCCGATCTGGCCTTCGTTGTCGCAGTAGCCCATCGTGATCGAGCTACCCATCTTCTCGAAATTGACGACCTGATCGGGTTGCTTCGTGTATTTGATTTCCTTCGCCGCCACCTTGTCTTCGACCGGGCCGACGATCTGTCGAATCTCGCCGTCGATGAACTTCAGGTGATTCTTGCGAAGTTGCTCGATGGTGCAGCGGAGCAAGAGACATTGAATGCCTTCGTGCTTCAGGCAGAACCGATAGAGCATCCAGCGGCCGCCGTAGCTTTTCGCGATGCCCGCTGGCCCGTGCGCGAGTAGTCGGCGCGTCGGCGATTCTTCAATGTCGATCTGCATCGGAAGCGGAAGGAACAGGAACGGCGACTTGCCGTCCGGTGTCGGCTCGCGACGTGTCGTGGCTGAGTCCATGCACCGCTCGGCGCACTGTGGCGACTCACAGATCCATTGTCGCCCGTGGATCAGCACGAACGCACCGCCGCACCATCGACACTTAGCGTCGGCGTGTCGGAGCGGCGTCGTCACTGTTTGACGATCCCCATTTCCGCCACCACGACCGCAAGGTTCTGTTGCAGGGTTTCCATCCGATTCGGATCGAACCGCACGATGCGATCCGCCACGAGCGCGAGCTTCGGCGGCAGTTCGTAGCCGAACGGCGCGGGAATGATGATCGGCTTGTTCATCAGCACGCAATGCCCAAGTTGCAACTGAAACTCGATGCTCTCCACGCTCGTCTCGGTCGGCGGCACCATCACCCCGACGAAAATGTGCGCGTCATCGAGCCCATGCAACGCTCGCTTTGCCATCGCGATCAGGCCCGCGTTGTATTCAGGTGTCTTTTTCATCAGCCGCGCTCCGCGAGAAGATCCCAGTTCGGCTCGCACGGGTCCGGCATGTCCTTCGGCAGTAGTTGCATGACCCACAAGCCGTGTTTCGTGTAGCCGATGTGAACGAATCCCGCTTCAAAATACGACAAGCCGATGGCGAGTCGCCCTCGGATCTTGCGGGCCTTGACCTCGTTCGGATCGATGAACGTGATGAGACCGAGCGGCGGCACGTCGGGCCACACGGCGCGAGTCGCGGCGACCGCTTCGCGGATGAACTCGGATGCCTTGCCGTCGCATTCCTTCCGGAACAGCGAATTGATCCACGCCCCGCCCCACGCGTGCGTGACGAACTCGGCGAACGGCCAGCTTGTGACCCACAACGCCCCGGCAGTTTTCAGGACGACACACCGCCCTGGCGGCACGAACTGCGGGCTCCCTGGCTTGCGGCGGTTGTAATGCGCGTCGGCGAGCGGCAGACAATCGACGTCGTAGCGATGAGAGCGCGTCCAGCGCATCGACGGCGTTTCGGTGGCGAGCTCGGTCACGATTTCACGACTCCGCGTTTCTTCATGTCGTCAATCCATCCGGCCACGGCATCGACCATGCCCGCCCGGTCGCCGTTGGAAATCCAGAAGACCGCGCCCTCGTCTTTCGGCGAGGATTCGTTCGCGACTAACGGCACGAGAAACAAGCCATACGCCCATCCTTCCGGCAAGCGTTCACTGATGAGCGCGGCGAGCGTCCGCAAGGCGCGTTCGATGTCCGGATGGCGGACCTGATACCGCTCGTCGTAGTCGTGCGTGCCGGTCGGTTCAGGCATTCGGATACCACCGTTCAAAGTCGGCTTTCATTTTCATCAGGTGGGCGACGGCCTTGACGTGCGGCTCGTCGCGGTCTTGTCGCTCGGCGAGTTCCATCAAGATCGGCAGTCCCGACTCGACTGACTCGGCCACTTCCGCTCGGGTGGCGAGCCGTCCGCACGCGTAGAAGATCACCCGATCCGGCGGGCCGATTTCGATGTTCGGCAACTGCTCGCCGGCGTTGTAGAGCCGATACGACTTCGTGATCCACACGAGCGCCACGCCGGGGTTACGCGGGATGGCGTGTCCCGCCGTTTGCTCGGCGAGCTTCTCGACGTTCATCTCGTCGTCCTGGCGGCGGACCATCTTCGGGCGCGTCAGGAACGGGCAATTC